GTTTAATAATAGCAGATTCTTTATCAAACATGGTTCCCGCTTGTGAACTTGAAGGGGAGGTTAGGACCGGTGTTAGAAATGCTTTACCTAGATTACTATCTATGTTTTTTAAGCGTATTAGTGGCACGTTGATGAAGAATAAAATTATGCTAATTTGCATCACACACAATATTGCTAATACCGGAGGATCTCCATATGCACCATCAAAAATGGCAGATTGTGGAAACATGTTACAATATCAAGCTGGAACCAATATGATTATTACACATCGTGGTAAGTGGCAAGTACCAAAAGACACTGGCGAACACGTTGGACAAATTGCTAACTGGTCTATTAAAACTTCTAACGCTGGTGGAAGACCAAATAGCACCGCCGAAAGTTGGATTCGATATGGTGTAGGAATAGACGAAGTGCAAGAAATTATTCACATAGCTTGTGAGTTTAGATTAATAAAGGCTAGTGGAGCTTGGTACACTATATCATGTGCTGTAGAAAATACAAATCATCCAATAATCTCAAAGATATTATCAGACAATAATATATCTGGAGAAGAAAATGTATGCGAATTCTTAACACAGAATAAACTGATTGCAGATTTTGTATACGAAAAAATAAAGGAGCTATATTGAAAGTTGTTGGAATAAATGGTAAAGAATACGTATGGAATTTAGCTGGATATGATGTCAAAGCCAATGATACAAGATCAAGATCTAAGTACCATTTAAGAGCTAGAATCTTACTAAAAGATATATTTCATAGTTATAGGATACTTGAAGAGGTTAAATTACCCGGAAGTACCGCAAGGCATCGAAGAGGGGTTTTGTATTTAGACTTTTTCATACCACAGGTTAATATGGCAATTGAAGTTCACGGTCAACAACACTATGAATTTAATCCATTTTTCCACAAGAACAAAGCAGATTTTGTCTTGTCTCAAGCCAAGGACTATGATAAAATGGAGTGGTGCCGCATCAACAAATTAAGATTAGTTACTCTAAAGTATTCTGACTCAAATGAAGATTGGAGACGACAAATTGTCAACCGCTAAAGAAAATCTTGAACAACATATTAAAGACATAGACGACTACATCAATGGACACAACACAAAATTCTCATCTTTTAGAGAAGAGTTTTTGTTGGTAGCAGATATGTCAATAGAAAATCTGAAGAAACTTACTAAAGATGAACTATTTGATAGTGCTTATATGTTATATAGTTATGCTTCATATATACAAGACGATATAAATCGTAATAAAATTGCGTTAGATTGGTGCAATGATCAATTAGAGAAATTAGTTGTAAAACATAATGACACTTTTGATAAATATACCAAACACGAATCTAAGAAACAAATTATAGTTCAAGAAAATAGCTATGCAGCAAAAGTAGATCAAATGAGATTAGTAGCAGAAGCAAGACTACAATCTCTAGATGGCAAGGTTTATGAGATCAAGAGAAAAGCGGATATCCTACTAGAAAAGGGCAAAAGATCATGAGTATGGAAGAATTTATAAAGACGTTAAGCGAAGAACAAAAGCAAGCTTTGTTAAAAGCTTTAAGTGATAATAAGCCCACGACAGAGCAAAGTGAACAAACAACAATAAAGAAACATATTAGCAACAGTCAAAGTCAAAATTTTATCACAGAAACAAAACCTAAGATACAAAATCAACAAAGGAGAGAGCCAGTGAGAGGAAGGGGAAATGAATGGGTTGATACTGGAGAGGGTAGAGATATTTTTACTCCAGAAACAGAAAGAACTCCTAGGAAAAGACCGCCACCAGTAAAACAAATGGTAGAATGTCACGCCTGTGGAAAAACATTTAAAGCAGACAAGAGATTTATTTATGGAGAATATGTCCGATGCGATAGGTGTGTGGGGAAAAAGCGATAATGGAAGAAAAACTAATTGATGTTGGGTCTGAACGTGCAGTGTTGGCTGGGCTTATACAACACGGATTAGATGGACATATTACAGTATGTGACTTGATATCTCAGGATACGTTTGGTAATCATAATAACCAAATGTTATATAGGTGTATTGAACATATTCTTCACAAAGAACAAAAAATAGATATACCTTCTCTTCTCGCTGCCGCAGAGGTTCTACATTATTCAGAAACTATAAATACTACTCAAGAACTAAAGTATATTAAATCGTTGTTTGATTTTCCAATCAGTATAGAAAATATACTAAGTTTTACAATACAGCTAAAGAAGTTTGAATTTGCCAGAAAGATAAAAAAGTTAACCGCTAAAATTCATAAAGATGTAGATAAGGTAACTGGCAATGAGAGCATCAATGAAATTGTTCAAATCTTAGAAAGTCCAGTAACAGATTTTCTTAGAGAAGAAGATAACAGTGGAGAAACTCCAGCTAAAATTGGATCTAACATAAATGAGTATATAGATTTTCTAATAGAGAACAAGTGCGATATAATTGGTATACCAACAGGCTTTAGTAGATATGATCAAGCAATTGGTGGTGGACTACGCAGAAAGTGTGTAGACTTAGTATCTGCAAGACCTAAAGTGGGTAAATCTGTTTTTGCTGATAATGTTGCTTTGAATATTACATCTCTTGGCATTCCGGTTCTAGTGCTAGATACGGAGATGTCCAAAGAAGATCATCTTAATAGATTGTTAGCTAATATTAGCGGCATACCAATAAATGATATTGCAACTGGAAAATTTTCTGAGGATGAAGATAAACACAGAAAAATACAACAGGCTATGGCAACCCTAGAAAAGGTTCCATATAGTTACATTAGTGTTGCTGGTAAACCGTTTGAGTCAATCTTAAACTTAATCCGTAGATGGGTTGTACAAGAAGTTAAAACTGATGAAACTGGTAAAACGAATGATTGCGTAATAATTTATGATTATTTGAAGTTGATGTCTTCCGAGTCTATAACTAATAATATACAAGAATATCAAGCTCTTGGATTTCAAATAACATCTTTACATAATCTATGTGTTAAATTGGATATACCATGTCTATCATTTGTTCAGTTGAATAGAGATGGCATTACTAAAGAAAGTACAGACGCTGTTAGCGGTTCTGATAGATTAATTTGGCTATGTACATCATTTACTATATTCAAAGCAAAATCTCCAGAAGAACTAGCAGAAGATGGTCCTAATGCTGGCAATAGAAAGTTAGTCCCAATTGTAACAAGGCATGGTGCTGGACTAAACGACGGAGACTATATTAATATGCAAATGGTCGGTTCTCATGCTAAATTATTAGAATTGAGAACTAGAAATGAATTTAAAAATCAACCAGTTGGTGATACCGGACTAGTAGCAAAAGAAGCTATGGATAAAATCAAAAATGAACTTACAGACGATCAAGAATCAACTGAATAATAATATTGAAAAAGTGTTGACAAAGTTAGATATTGACTATGAATTATTTTCAGAAAATATCTATTCAATATGTCCAATTCATCAAGACAGTGATAATCCAAGAGCATTTTCTTTTTCTAGAAATAAAGGAATTTGGAAGTGTTGGACTAGAGACTGTCAAAATGAACATGGTAATGATATATTTGGTCTAATAAAAGGTGTCTTATCACAACAAAAGAATCAACCAATAGACTTTTCAGATGTTCTAAAATGGTCTAAAAATCTATTAGAAATCAATGGAAGCGTTAGGATAGAACATAAAACAGAAGAAGTAGAAGAAGATCAATTTGTACAATTAGTCAACAATATAAATAAATTTCATTCAAAAGTTCAGAACACTAAAACGCCGTCTATTAAGATTGACTTTGAGTTACATAACTCGTCTGAATATTTTATAGACCGTGGATTTGATAAAAAAACGTTAGATCATTTTGGTGTGAAAGATTGTGAGCAAAGCGGTATAATGAAAGATAGAGCAATCATACCAATTCATGATGATCTTGGAAGAAATATTATTGGCTTAATTGGAAGATCTACAAAAGAATATCGTACACCTAAGTTCATAATATACCCCAAGGGTTTTGACAAAAGAAACTATTTTTACAACTATCATAGAGCAATAGAAAAAGCAAAAGAAACTTCATGTCTATATATATTAGAAGGTCAAGGTGATGTTTGGAAAATGTACGAAGCTGGAGTAATAAACGCTGTCAGTATTTTTGGTAAAACTTTAACAGAACAACAGATAGATAAATTATTAAAGTTACCGATAACGCACTTAATCATCTTAACAGATAATGATCAGTCTGGTAAAGAATCAAAAGTACAAATAAAACGTCAACTAGGCAGAATATACAAATTGTCATTTCCCAAAATTACAGAAAAGGACATTGGAGATATGACAATAGAAAAAATACAAACATCCATTTTGTCAAATATGAAAGGAACATATTGATGGCTAAAATAATAGCTATATCTGGAAGAAAACAGTCTGGTAAAAATACTGTAGCTAATTTTATTACTGGGTCTATTCTGAAAAATAAGGGTATGATCCAAGATTTCAATATAAATAATGATGGTAATCTTGAGATAAAAACTACCAATTCTAAAAATGAAGTTGGTTGGGGCGTACTAGATTTAATGAGAAAAGATGAAATTTTTATTAACTATGCAGAAAATGAATTGTGGCCGCACGTAAAAATCTATCACTTTGCTGATCCACTAAAAGAGATTTGCACAAATCTATTTAATATAGATACAAAAACTGTTTATGGTAATGATAAACAAAAAAATAACAAAATCAATCTTAACTGGGAAGATATGCCAGAAAATCATGATAGTAAAAAGGGACGCATGACTGCTAGAGAATTCATGCAACATTTTGGCACAAATATATTAAGAAAAATGAAAGACGACATTTGGGTACAAGCTACAATCACTAGAATATTTGGTGAAAATTCAGAAATTGCTATTATACCAGATGTCAGATTTCCAAATGAAATAGAAGCAATTAAAGACAATGGCGGAACTGTTATCAGACTTACAAGAAATGTATTCAACGATCCACACCATTGTGAGAGTATTCTAGATAAAAATGTGTATGATTGGTCAAACTTTGATTATGTAATAGAGAATCATGGTGTATCTGTCAAAGATTTGACATGCGAGTTGAACAAAATTAATAACCTCTGGAACATATAATATGATTGTAACATATATTCGGTCTTCTAGTTATAATAACTACTCGTATTGTGAAATGCAGTATTTCATAACGTATGTGCTTGGATACCAACCGGTTAGTGGTAAAAAGGCAGATTTAGGAACAATTACCCATAAGGTTATGGAAGTATTAGCAAAGCTAAAAAAAGAATTACAGGATAATCATAA